AATCTTAAAATTTGGCTTAAAGGATAATGAAATTCACACTTACAAAGCTTTAGACAAGGTGATAGATAAAGATAGTGAATTAGTTGTGAACAGAGCATTGAAAAGATTAAGAGAAAACTTTAAGGATGACTTATTTTAATGAGCCTAACCCAAGAGAAAAAACCTGAGATAATTGCTCTCTTATTGCAAGGAAAAACAATAGGAGAAGTACATAAGGCTACTGGTGTTTCTAAGAGTCAAATTTGGCGTATTAAGGATCAGATTAAAGAAGGTAAATACGGTAAAGCTGTTTTAGATGTTGAGCAAAATATAGGTGAATATATTGCTGAAAGTTTACTTACACATCTAAAGGGAATGAACAATATAGCGGAGTTAGCAAATGAGAAAGGATATATCAGACAACAGAACAGTAGAGACCTTGCAGAATTGCATAGGACACTGGAAAACTGGACAATATCAATTCTACAAGCCTCAAACAACATACAACAAGCCAGAAACTTGGAAGAACAGCAATATCAATCAAATCAATTCCAATACCTTGAAATTGATGAAGCCAATAAACCAATTTCATAAATACCTATTAGAAACTTCTCCTAAAACCTGGAACCTACATAGTCCTCATATATTGTTGATTTGTAAACATTTACAAGAAGTTGCTGATGGTAAAACTAAAAGATTAGCAATATCTCTTCCTCCTAGATCTGGTAAGAGTGAAACACTACTTAGATTTGCAGCTTTTATGCTTGAAAAACATGAGAATTTCAACTTATTATGTGCTGGATATAATCAATCTATATCCAGAAGATTTAGTAGAAAAACAAGGACAATCCTATATGAAAGAATTGGATTATCAGAGAATCATCAAAGTATAGATGAATGGAGCACTAAAAGTAATAGTGTTTATTATGTTGGAAGTGTTAACAATCCTAGAACCGGCGTTGGATACAATCTTATAATTTGTGATGATTTAGTAAAGAACAGGGAAGAAGCTAATTCTTCTACAATAATAGCAAAATTAGAGGATTTTTATCGTGAAGATCTGTATTCTAGACTAGAGCCTAACGGATCTTTAATACTTGTTGGCACTAGATGGTCTGAAAATGATCCTATTAGTTTTGCACTTTCTTTAGATTCTTCTTTTACTGTGATTAATATTCCTGCTTTATGTGAGGATGAAGAATCTGATCCCCTTGGTAGAAAATTAGATGAGAGTATATTTCCAGAAAGATTTAGCACAAAAGATTATTTATCTATTAAGGAAGTTATGGGTGAATTTGCTTTTTCAGCACTATATCAAGGCAGACCAGTTCCTAAAGATGGAGCTCTTTTTAAACCTGATCGTATTAGGATTGGTGTACCTGGAAAAATTTTAAGAAAGGTAAGAGCTTATGACTTGGCAGCATCATCTGGTAAAGGTGATTATTCTACTGGAATTCTTCTTGGAGTTGATGAAAAAGAACATTATTGGATTTTAGATGTTTATAGAAGTCAAGATGGTACTGAAAAAAGAGATGCAAAAATACTACAAATTAGTGAGCTTGATGGTAGGGAAACAAGAATTAGGATTCCTCAAGATCCAGGTAGTGCAGGAAAGTCTTTATCCTATTATTTTATTAAGATGCTTTCAGGATTTACAGTGGTTAGTAATACGGTTACTGGAAATAAAGAGACTAGAGCTGAACCTTTTGCAATACAAGTTAATGCTGAAAATGTTAGTATGATTAAGGCTGATTGGAATAAAGACTTAATCAAAGAATTAGAAACTTTTCCATATTCAAAAAATGATGACCAAGTAGATGCTTTGTCTGATGCTTTTTATGAATTAACAATGAATAAAGCAAGAAAGTTTATAGCTGTTTAAATGTATATTCAATTAGCAAGCATTATAGGAAATCATAACACTAATAAAATAGGAATGGTTAAAGATAGTTTCTATACATTATGCATGAAAAATCCTAAAGAAAATATTGGATTAAGATTAGATTCTGAGATTGTGTTTCTTGAAAATGAAGTTTCTTTAGATTATTTATGCTCAGACTTTGCTAGGTTTTGTTTAGCATTATATAAAAATAATCAACATAATGACACTGGTGAATTAAAAATAATTCCTAAACAACCAATACCTATCTCAGAAGAACTTAAAAAATATATAGAGGAATTTTTACCTGATTTTTATGACACTAGAAATAATAGAAAATAAATTTAAAGAATATTACAAAATAGATTGTGATTTATCCCTTTTTCCTATTACAGAACCTAACCTTAAACCAGAACAAGATAAGGATAGAAGTAAGAGATTAGGAGAAGTATTTACACCTATCCATATTGTTGATGAAATGATTAGCGGGATAGAACCAGACGTTAATCTTCTAGTTATGGATCTTTGTGCAGGTATAGGTGTTTTTGGAATTAGATGGCTCAGATATTTAGCTAACAATAATCCAGATTTAAATTTAGAAATTTACATTAAAAATAAGTTACATTTCTTAGAGATAGATAGTGACAATTGTGATAAACTAAAGCATATATCATCAGACTTAAACGTGATAAATGGTGATGCTTTTTTTCTTAAGGATATAAATTACAAATATGATGTAATTTTTACTAATCCTCCATTTAATAAAAATTTAGACTTAAAAATATTAAAAGAAATATTTCATATCTCAGACAGATGGGTAATTGTTCATCCTTCTACTTGGCTAATTGATTTGAAACATTCTTTTAAGCTTTACATGGATTATAGAAAAAAGATAGCAGGTCACTTAAAACTAGTAAGAGCATTTAATGGTAATCCTGTTTTTAACATTCAATTGTTTGTTCCTTGTGTTATTTGCAATATAGATTTTAGAAATACATTTGTCACCTCTGTTGATTATTTTGGTGACAAATTTTTAGAAGAAGATATCTTTGAAATTACTAAATTTGGAAGTAAATGGAGACCACTAGTTAGACCATTCTTTTATGAGCTAAAAGAATATATCAGACAGAATGGATCTCTTTGGGATTTGCGTGTTCCTTATGAAGAAGTGGATTGGACACAGTTAAAGAAATGAGTGATTATATTCAATTAGCTTCAGTAAGAGGAACACCTAATAGATCTAAGAAAGCTACTGAAATGATATTAGATGATTTTTATACTTTATGTATGAAAAATCCTAAAGAAAATATTGGATTAAGATTAAATAGCAGAAAGCATGAATTATTAGTGTTTAATAGCAATGAGATAAATTTAGATTATTTGTGCTCTGATTTTGTTAGATTTTGTTTATCATTCTATAAAAATAATAGTTATGTTTCAAAATCTGAAGTATCCTTAATTCCTAAACAATCCTTTCCTTTATCAGAAGAATTGAGAAAATATTTAGAGGAATTCTTACCTGATTTTTATGGGATCAGAAAATGAGTGATTATATTCAAATTGCTAACATTATTGGTCACAGTAATCTCAAAAAATCAGAAATGAATAAAGATGATTTTTATACCTTATGTATGAAAAATCCTAAAGAAAATATTGGATTACGAAAAAAATCTAAAAATCCTCAAGATCATATGCCAACATTTTTTTCATCAGATATTGATATAAGTTATCTTTGTTCTGATTTTGTTAGATTTTGTTTGTCATTATATAAAAGTAAACAAGATATACATAGAGGTGAATTAACAATTATTCCTAAACAATCTTTTCCTATATCAGAAGAATTGAGAAGATATATAGAGGAATTTTTACCTGATTACCACAATATTAGGCATATCGTAAAATAATATTAGTACGGATTAAGGAAAAAGATTACTATGGGTTTCTTCTCAAATTTATTTAATAGGGAAAGTAAGGCTGCAGCAGTACCAACACAAAACCTTCCCATACCATTACAAGCTAGTGGAGTAAACTACCTTTCTGCTATTGGTCTTAGAGATCTTTATGCTAATCTTTCTAGACGTTTACCAGGAAGTCAGAAGGATTGGGTTAGTGTAGCTGGGGACATTATGTTAAATAGCATAGTGGCAATAAGTATGGATTTCTTTATCCGTGCTTATGCTGAAGCTAGACCTATGGTATATCGCTTAATTCCTGGTTCAGAAACAGAATATGAAAAAGATCCTAATCATCCTATGCTTGCCTTACTTGCTAATCCTCAATATGGTTTAGCTCCTAGTCGTTTCTGGAGTAATGTAATTATTGATTACAAGACTTCTGGAAATGTTTATATTAGAAAGATTAGGAAAAGCACTAATGGACCTGTAATAGGTTTGCAATTCTTACCTTATCAAACTTGTGCTCCTCAAGGTGATGGAAAGAATCCCTTAACCCATTACAACTATATGAATGATGGGCAAATTTATAGCATCAAACTTCAAGATATGATTCACATTGCTTATGCTCGTGATCCTGAAGATATGCGTTTAGGTAGAAGCCCTCTTATGTCAACCTTAAGAGAAATTGCTACAGATAACCAAACTTCTTCAACCTCTTATGGAATGATGAAAAACAGTGGATTACCTAGTCTTCTTGTTGGTCCTGATGCAACAGATCAAGCAGTAGATGTAAGTGATGACGATCTTAGAACATTAAAGAAACGCTTACAAGACTCATTTACTGGGGATAATGCTGGTAGTGTAGCTGTTATGAGTGGTCCATTTAAAGTGGAAAAAGTTTCTCATACACCTAGCGATATGGCATTTGATGTTGTTAGACATACTCCTGAAGAAAGAATTACAGCAGCTCTTGGTCTTAACTGTCTTGTTTTAAATCTTAGTGCTGGATTACAAAATAGTACATATAACAACCTCCAAGAAGCTACTCAAAATGCTTGGGATAATGGTGTAATTCCCTTATTGCGTGTTATTGCAGAAAGCATTACTCAAGAATTACTACCTGAATTCCCTGAAACAATAGAAGGTGATTTCTTTGACTTTGATCTTAGTGATATTAAAGCACTAAAGGATGACAGTTATAAGGAAGCACAAAAAGCTGAGTTACTTTATAAAGCTGGAATTATTGATCGTGCAGAAGCTAAACGATTAGTAGGTTATGATTACAACCCAACAGATGAACAAATCTATCATCCAGATTCTACTCCATTATTTATCACCACACAAAACGTTAATGGTGATCCAATTAAAAACTTCTTAGACGTTAACGTAAAAAAAAAGTCTAGCTATGAACCAAATCAAACAATGGTTAATAACGCAAGAAGAGCATTAAGATGGAAAGATGATGGATTTGATGGTGGAACTAGAATTGGTTTAGCAAGAGCAAATCAAATAGTTAATCGTGACAATTTATCAGAAGAAACAGTGGTAAGAATGTTTAGTTTCTTCAGCAGACATGAAGTAGATAAGAAAGCTCCTGGATTCTATCAAGGATCAGAAGGATATCCTAGCAACGGAAGAGTAGCATGGGATCTTTGGGGTGGAGATGCAGGTTTTACTTGGTCTAGAAATATAGTTCAAAAACTAAAAGATGAAGAAGAATAAAAAAATAAATCCCTAGATTTTTCTAGGGATTTATTTTAAAAGAAAGAAAGAAACAAACCATTAGCAACAAACCATTCTATCATACATGTGCATTAAGTATTTTACAATTTGTGATACACTACTATCATGAAAAGCAAAGAAATTTTATATGATGCTATCTTAAAATTTTCTGATGGTGATGAAGATGTTTATAGGGCATTAAAGAAGAATGTTTATGAATTTACAAAAGCAGAAACATTTGTGAAACAACGTAACTTACTATCTATTATTTCTTTCTTTACCAATCATCATCCAGAAGTGAAAGATGCATTAAACCTCTATATCAAAGAGAATTCTATAGCATAATTGTATAAAAACTTTGATAACTTTATTTTGTTTGTTAAAAGGATCATTAAGAATAATGATCCTTTTTTTTCTTAAGCTACTAATGAATGCTTCTGATGTTTAGTAGATTTGCTATTCTTTACTACATAATCAACATCAAATATTCCTAGATCAGCACTCCTCAATACCTGATCTAAAACATCATCAGACAAATTGCTGTTCAACACTAGAAGAAGAAACTTGCTAAAATCTAAACTTTCCATAATTACCTCTAGTGTTATAATATCACAGCTTTATAACATTGCAAGTTTATTTAACGAAAACTAATAGTCTGTCATTACCTACTACGTTATTAGTTTCTTCATGTATTAAATTGTATCCATAACCTAGCATAAAGCTTTTAGTTCTATTGTGAAGATCAACGCTATGAGTACTGACGAATACTTTCTTAAAAAATTTATCAGCGAATAATTCTTTTCCGCTTTCTAATACACTCATCTCTGCAAAATCAACATCCATATGAAGAATGTCTACCCCATCTTCACAGTTTTCATTTAGGTTATTCTTTACAAATTGTCTGAAAGGAATTGTCATAACTTTACATCCAAAGAGGTATTCACTTCCTCCTGGTAATGAGCTAATGTCTAAGTCTTCTTTTAGGGATTCCTTCTCACCAATAATCAAGCTGTTAAAATAGCCATTGTAATTATTCATAGAGAAATTTTCAATACCTCTTTGTAAATGTGTTGGATTAGGTTCTACTAGGAATACATCACTAGACTTCTTAAAATGCTTACACATAGCCTTAAACATGATAGAATAATAACACTGATTACTACCAAGCTCTATCATTGTGAAAACCTTATTGTCGTTTTCTAATAAGCTTAGTACTTCTTTTTCAAAAACATCGATCAAGATCTTTTCACTGGTATCAATGCTTTTTCTATGCACTATATTTCCAAACTGATCATACTTAACATTAAAGCTATATCGCTCATTAGGCGTACGGCTGTTCAAAAAAAACTTCATAAAATATCTTACCTCACTCACCTTTTATTTATAACAGAAAATGGTATAATGTAAATATGGAAAAATTGAAAACAAGATTAGATTTAGAAAACTTAGATTTTTACTATATCAAAGCAACTATAAAGATGCATGGTGTTTATTATGTTGCTAAGAAGAAGGTAAAGATTGGCAAAGAAGAGAAAGAACTAGTAATTAATAGCTTTAGCAAGAGAATGTTATCAAGAAGAATATTAGTTCACACTTTAGTTTCTGATATCTTAAGTCAGTTAAGTGCATTTGAAGCTTTATCAGCAAAAGAAAAGAAGGAATTTATAGAAGGATATGAAGCAAAATCTGCCTAATGTATGTGTAAATTGTAATAGTATTAAACCTTTTTATGGTTTATTAGACTATTATGATATGAGAGATATGCCACATTGTAAGGAATGTTTCAAAGATAAGATAGAAAAGCTTAAAGAAAAGTATATTATTGCTGCTAATAAAGCTGATAATATGCCAATTAAGCTTGAAAAACTAGTGCAAAAAGTATTAGATGGCACAAATCAGAATACTTTTTATATATTTGATGCTGGTAAGAAAGTAAAAGTAGAATTTTATAAGTATGATTGCATCTTCTTATTTATTATGAGTAATGATAAAGCTGTTGTGTCATTACATTTATTAGAAGAAACATTAGATAAAAGTAATGTACCTTTCTATGCCTTACATTACAGTTTATTAGACAAGATTGTATTGTTGAGAAACTTTAATGACTGAAGAAATTTACAATAAATTCTTAAAACAAGTTGACGTTTCTGAGTCATGCTGGATATGGACTGGTCAGGTACATAAATCAGGTTATGGTTGTTTACGTCATAAAGGAAAATTCTTTTATGCTCACAAGTTTTCAAAAGAATATTCTCTTGGTAGAACTATAAATCCTGGTTATGAGTGTTGCCATGCATGTTATAATAAGCTCTGTGTAAATCCAAGTCATATTAGAGAAGACACTAGAAAAAGTAATATAATTGACAACGTTTTAACAGGTAATCATAACACTGTAAAGTTAACTGCTGAAGATGTGAAAAGCATTAGAAACATGGCAAGCTTAGGTAAATCTGATAAAGAAATTTCAGAATTGTTTAATGTTTGCAGAAGAAATATAAATCAAATTAGAAGATACAAATCATGGAAGTATGTATGACAGAAAAGATTAAAAGAATAGTAGACCAGTATTTTAAGGATAGCAATGATCTTTGGGACACTTATAAATATAGACTCAATGATTCTTATTGGGTTAAGTTTCAACCTTTAATGCAGAAAAACCATATTAGAGTTTATCTTGGTGTTGATTTGCCAGGATTTGAATATGTAACTTCAGGTGTTTATGAGATATATTATGGAATTTTAAATGATGCTGATAAAGGATTAGCTGCATTTATAGAGATGCAATACAGGGATGCAGAAAGAAGAAATAGTTCTAATGTTTCTATAGGATATGATCTTTATAAATCAGTGTTGGAAGACAATAATAAATTACGTGAAGAAATAAAAGAATTAAAAAAACTATCTGAAGATTGGCATCAGAAATATATCCAGGAGAAGATGGATCACACTTCTACATCAGCAAGAATTATATTTGCTAAACACATTCTTTCAGGCAATAGAGATGAAAGAGTTATAGAGCATATGAACACTTATGGAGTATAATTTATTCTTGATAGAACTCAGATATAAAACACCCAATAACAAAAGAAACATTATAACAATAAAGTTATAATGTTTTTTTGTATCCTAATTATCGTAAAATATATTATAAGTTTTAAATTTTGAGGACTGTTATGATAAAAGCAAAACCAGAAGATATAAAAATGGATGATTACGTTGAGTGGAATGCCAGCGGTGGTAAAGCTCAAGGTAAAATTGTGGATATTAAAAAAGACGGTCCAGCAGAATCTTCTATTTCTGATTATACTTTAACAGGAACAGAAGATGATCCAGTTTATGTTATTAAATTAGTTCAGAGAGATTCTAGTGGTAATGACGTTCTTACTGAGCAAACTGTTGTTCATAGAGCTGATGCATTAAGAGTTATTCCTGATCCTATTAAAAGTGTTAAAGTATTTCAAGGCTCAACAATTAAAGCTGTTGGTAATGGAATGGTTAAGGGCTATCTTGTACGCTTTGGTAATCCTGAAGATACTGATCTTGAGCGTGATTATTTTACCAAAAGTACTGATTTTGGTATGGAATTTTCTGATGGTTCTTCTCATAAGTTAGGATTATATTACAATCATGGTATGGATCCAATAGTTAAAACTAAAAAGATTGGCTATGGATCCTTAAAAATGACTGATAGTGGTCTTTGGTATGAAGCTCAATTAGACATGGCAGATGAATATGCCAAGATGATTTATGACCTTGCTAAAAAAGGTAAATTAGGTTTCTCATCAGGAGCAGCAAGTCATATGGTAGATAGAATGCCAGTAGGTAAGAGTTTTGAAATTAAAAGATGGAACCTTGCTGAAGCATCATTAACCCCTCAACCAGCGGAGAGTAGAAATATGGCATCTGTAAAAAGATATTACGATGAGTCAGGTAGATTTATTCCATACACAAGAGAAGAATTAGCTGAAATGGATGATAAGTCTTATGATTCATATATGAGCATGATGTTTGACAAAATGAATACTATGAAGAATGAAGGCTATGATGATGAATACGACGATATTGATGAAATGGTCGAAGGTTCTATAGCTGTTGGTTCTGATCCTAGTATGATTGCTAGAACTGTATTTGAAGATTCTAATCTTGATGTTTTCAAATATGGTATGAAATGTTTGTTAATGAAGCTTAAATATGCTATGGTAAGTGTTTTAGAATATGGAACTGCAGAAGATGCAGATGCTATTCTTATGAAATTCCATAGTTTAGCTCTTGATTTGTTTAACAAAATGAAAGTGGATGAAGTGTCTACTGCTATGGTAGATGAATCTGTAATGATGATGGATGAAGCTTTGAAGAATATTAAGCTTTCATCTGTTAAAGAAGTGGAGAAAATCCTGCGTGATGTAGGAAATATTTCACGAAGTCAATCTAAACAATTGGCTAATCTGGTTTGGAATGCTCAGCGTGATGTTGAGCCATCTCAAGAACCACAAATAAAAACAAATAGTGATAAAGCAGAATTGAGAAAAGCTCTTCTCGAAAAAGCTAAATCATTCAAAAATATCTAAAGCGCACAGATATAAAAGGAAAAATTATGAATCTTGAAGAAATCCAAGCCAAGATTAGCGAGAATGCTATCAAGGCTACTGAAATCTTAGAGCAAGAAGATAGCGATATCGAAGTTGCTCAAAAAATGCTTAATGAAAATGAGGAATTATCGAAGAAGGCTGATATGTTAAAAGCTCTCTCAGAAATTCCTACAACTACAAACTCTGAGGTAAAAAAAGTGTCTGATATTATTATTCCAGGATCTTCATCCTATAAAAATGTAAAAGTATTCTCTCCTGAATCACGTTCAGATAAAGAAAAAATGGGTTATGCTTTTGGTCAGTTGGCTAAAATGGTTGGCCGTAATGACAAGAAAGCTCATTCTTGGTTAGTTGAAAATGGTTATTACACCAAAGGTCAGAACGAAGCTACAGATGCAGACGGTGGATTCCTTGTTCCACAGATTCTTGCTCGTGAAGTTATCTTCTTACGTGATCAGTATGGTGTTATGAGACAGAATGCTCGTGTTATGGGAATGAGTTCAGACAACTTGAACGTTCCTAAAAACACAGCTTCAACAACTGCTTACTGGCCAGCTGAAAACACCAACATTACTCAATCACAGATTACCTTCTCAAACGTTCAAATTCTTGCTAAGAAACTTGCTATTCTTACTCAAGTATCTTCTGAACTTAATGAAGACAGCATTGTTGATGTTGGTGCTGCACTTGCTCAAGATATGGCATATGTAATGGCATATAATGAAGACCTTGCAACATTTACTGGTAATGGTACATCTACTTATGGTGGTATTACTGGTGTCATTTCTGCAATTGCTGCTGTAAACGGTGGAAACAATGCAGGTTGGATTTACACTGGTGCAGACGTTACTGGCAACTGGAATGCTACTACTCTTGCTGACCTCCGTAAATTGACTGCTGCTATTCCTCAGTATGCAGATCGTCCAGGTGAGTGTGCATTCTATATGAACCGTGCATTCTTCCAACAGGTTGTATGTAATGATCTTGATGCTCTTAGTGGTAACGGCTTCTTTGATCTTACCGCAGCTCCAGGACCAAATCCAACACTCTTTGGATATCCTGTCATTTATACTCAGGTATTAAGTGCTGACCCAACTCCTGCTGCTGACACTGCTCTTGCATTGTTTGGTAACATGAGTACTGGTGCAATTATGGGATCACGTAGAGATCTTAGAATTCAAGTATCAGATCAAGCAGGCTTCATTTCTGACTCCTTGTTCTTCCGTGCAACAGAAAGATTTGGATTCCAATATCACGATCTTCCAACAGCATCCGTTTGCGGAAGTATTGCAGTCCTCGTCGCTAACAACTAATCCTGGGGAGGATAAAAAAAGAGAGGAGAAATCCTCTCTTTTTTTATGTTTAATCTATATATCGTAAAATAATATATAACATTAAGGAAAACAAAGATGCCACTTTCAAGATTAGCAGCAATAAAAAAATTATCATGGATGATACAAGCGGATAGCTTTCCTGAATTAGACTCTAATGCTTTAGGAGAACTAATTGATGAACATAAAAGATTCTCCACTTGGGAAGCTAATACATATTATGAAGTTGGAACTCAAATTGTTCCTACTGTTCCTAACGGACGTGTTTATAGTTGTTTTATTGCTGGCACTAGTGGTACTACTGAGCCAGTTTTTCCACAAATTGGTTATGCAGTTAATCAAACTTTTTTTGACGGCGTAACTCCTCCAAACACTTCTTGGAGTTTAGCTTGGATGGATGTTGGTTTTACTAATGTTGAAATTTATGATGTAAGAGCTAGTGCAAGAGAAGGATGGATGAGAAAAGCTTCTATCTGTGCAAATCTTATTAACACTGATGATGGAGCAACAAAAGTAGACTTAAATAAATTAATCGAGCACTGTCATAAAATGGCATCTTCTTACAGATCATTTGGAATACTATAATGCCTACCCCACTTTCATTACTAAATAGATTAAGAGGGGTGTCAGCAGATTATATGATGTCTGATAGTGTTCAAATCTTAAGAACAGAAGCTTTTACTGATGAATTTGGCGGTACTTATAATGATTATAAGAATGTTGCAACAGTAAAAGCAAGAATAGTACATAAGCAATATCAAGAAGAACCATTAGGAGGCGGTATCTCTAATAAAGATGAATACCTCTTTATTTTTCCTGACAATATAGATGTAAGATTTGATGACAAGATAAAGATAGTTAATGATGTAAACGTTACTAGATATTTCTTAGTTGTTGGTGTTGATGATGTTATTTCTCAAGGAATATTTAAAACTGCTAAAACAGAGGTTAATTATAACTAATGGAAAACATTAACTGGTCTGAAATACTTGTATTTTTCTTAAGTAATGCAGTTCTTTTAATAACTGGATTTGTTAATATGCAAATTAAAATAAGTGGATTAGATATTAAGTTACAAAATTTTGATCGTAGCATGGAAAAACTAGTTAATAAAGTTGAGACATTAGATAAACATCAATTAGAATTACATACAAAAGTAGCTCAAAGTCAGACTAGGCTTGAATTATTAGAGCATCAGAGTGGGATGAGGAATTAGATATGGCTATACCAACATCAAATTTAATAGCAGAATACGATTTTTTAAATCCAGATTGTTATTCTGGATCGGGAACTTCAATTTATGATCTTGTAATAACAGGTTTTGGATTAACTACTGACACTACTACTGCTGCAACTTATGACAGTGGACAAGGTACATTTTCTTTAGCAATGGGAGATCCTTTAGGAAGCCCAAATCCTTTTATTAGATCAGAAATTGGTAATTATGTTAATACTGGATTAGATGATTTCACTGTTAATTTTTGGTTTAATATAACTTCTTTTAGTGCAAAACCTCCTTACACATTTTTATTTTTAAATGGAAATAGACAAGGAGCTTATGAAGGATATGGAGTTAATATTTTAGGCGCTAGTAATAATTTAAGTATAAGCATTCCTGGAATTGCTGACATAGACATAGGTTATTCACCTTCAACAAATACATGGTATATGGCAAGTCTTGTTGTTGATAGTTCATCTAACTATAATTTTTATATTGATGCATCATCTGTAGATACAGGATCATTCAATACTCCTTACGCCTTAACATCAAATTCATCATTTGCTATAGGTCATCCAGCTAATACTTTAAATGATGAAGTTTATAATGGTAAAGCTACTTACGTTTCTTTTTATAATGCTGCATTAGGAAATACAGATATTCAAAATATTTACGATGAAACAGTTACAAGATTTGATCTTCCTCCTGCTCCTTATCAAGGAAAAGTAGGAGGAAGACAATTTAGTCAAGGTTTTAACGGATAATAATTTATAGCAACTTCTTGGAGAAAAATAAATGTTTTATGTCTTACAAAATGAAAGTGTAGCAGCAAGAAGAAGAGTACCTATCCTTCTTACTGATGCTGCAACAGGAACAACAGCTCAAGCAGGAGTTGCTTTAACTACTATTTATGCCTATGTAAACAGTAATGGAGGATCATTTGCAGGAGGAGCAGGAACAATTGCTAACTCTGGATTTGGTCAATATTATTATGAATTACATCCTGATGAAATAGATACTTTGGGATTAGCAGGAATTCACGTCACCGCTCTTGCTTGTCGTGATTATGACAGTATTGTTCAAGTTGCTGCACTTGATTTCTATAGTGCAGCTGTTGGAATTACTGCTGGATCTGTATGGAATTATGTTCTTTCAAATTCAGATACTGCAGAAACTAACCTTGTAAATGCTAGTGCTGGTGGTGGTGCAACAGCTTATGCTATTGCTCAAGAAGTATGGGATTTTGATATTTCAGAATACGTTTCTAATGCAGGTGGATATATAGTTAATATTAACGACAATGTTAATGATGCAAAGAGCAATACTAATAACATACCATTGCAAGTTTGGGGAGATGATCTTACTGCTGGTGCTAACTCTCCTTATGCTGCCGGTACTGCAGGAACAATTCTTTATGGTCTTTCATTAGGCGGTTCTGGTTTAACTGCTGGAGATATATGGGAATATGATATTTCTGCAATTTCTACTGCTGGTACTGCAGGTTCTCAATTAAATCTTTCTGCTTCTGGTGGTGCTGGCCTCACTGCTGGAGATGTATGGGATTTCAATATTACTGGATTTGGTGGAACAAACTCTGCAGCTGTTTATGTAACTGACACAAACTTTGTTGCTGGTAATATTCAAACTTATGTTTCAACACAAACACCACAAGATGTTTGGACATATGCTGGTATTGAAGGTAGAACAATTACCGGAGGAGCAGTTAGTTCTGTTTTAGATCCAGTAACATTCTCTTCATCACAATATAGTGCAATTGCTTCTAGTGTATGGAATGCAGGAACAAGAACAATTACAGGCGGTATAGCTGACACTGTAACAAGTGTAACAAATCCTGTTAGTATTACATCAGCTAGTATGACTGGTGTAGCTGGAACTGTTTGGAATTCACCTGTAGCTTCTTATTCTTCTAATGGAACATTTGGTTTAAATATTCTTAGAGCAGATGCAGCTAATAAAGTTGGAGATGTAACTTTAAGAAGTGCTGGCGGTATCAATATGGTAGATGCCGACATGCATAGAATAGATAATGATGCTGATGCTTCTACTAATTTAAAGAATATTCTTACAGGTATTGGCTCAACTATTACAGGAAATATTGTTGGTAATGTTTCTGGAAATGTAACTGGTAGTGTTGGTAGTGTAACAGCTGATGTAAATGTTTCTACCGCTAGTATGACAGGTATTGCTGGAACAGTATGGTCATATGCAACAAGAACACTTACTTCAGCTACTGGAATTTCAGCATATGATGTATGGAATTTTGATCCAACAGCAATGACCGTTCCTCAAGCTGGAGCAATTTTAACTGATATTCAAACTGACACTAATACAATACAAACTGACATTAGCAATATACCTAATAACGTATGGGCTTCTGACATTTCTGGATATACAAATCCAGGAGAAGCAGGATTTGAATTAAGTCAAGCAGCATCAGGTGCAGGACTCACTTCTGGTGATGTTAGTGTTGCAGTTTGGGATTCTGCTACATCTAACCACACGACTAATGGTACTTTTGGATATAATCTTTTACGTTCAGACCTTGCAGGAGTAGCAGGAACAGTATCATTATGGACTGGCGGAGCATTTAGCGGTGTATTTGCTGACACTTATAGAATTGATGAGGATTACAATGCAGCAATTGCATTAAAAGATATTCTTACTGGTGTTGGGTCCACTATCACTGGAAATATTGATGGAAATGTTACTGGAAGTGTTGGAAGTGTCACTAATGATGTAACTCTTTCAGCTGGTACACAAGCATCTATAGCTAACAGTGTATGGTCAACTGATATAAGTGGATACACATCTCCAAGTGCAGGTTATGATCTTTCTAATGTTGGTACTGGATCTGGTCTAACAGCAGGAGATGTATGGACTTATGCAACAAGAACAGTTACTGGAGGAACAATTACAAGTGTAACTGATCCAGTTGATGTTTCTGCTTCTTCTAGATCAAGTATAGCTTCAACTGTATGGAATCAAACTTCTGCTACATATAATAGTGGTGGAAGCAATCCTTTTGCAAATTTAATAATTACTCAAAATCAAACTTCAAACATTATAGATAGATTAGTTGGTGTGGGTGCAACTGTATGGGAATATGCAACAAGAACACTCACTTCAGGTAGTGGAATAAGTGCTGGCGATGTATGGACTTATGCTACAAGGACAATTACTGGTGGTATAGCTGATACTGTTACTACTGTCACTAATGGTGTTACTGTAACTACTAACAATGATAAAACTGGATATGAATTATCTGGTTCTGGTGTAAGTGCTGTTCAATCTGGATTATCAACATTAACATCAGCTCAAGTAGGTACAGAAGTAGACTCTTCCTTATCAGATGTTGGTCTTACTTCAACAGTAACAGGCAGAATTGATGTTGATGTTAGTTCAAGATTAGCTTCTTCTTCCTATGTAACTCCTCCAACAGAATCTTCTATTGCTGGAACTGTATGGAATTACGCTACAAGAACACTTACTTCTGGAGGTTCTGGTATCTCTGCATATGATGTATGGAATTTTGTTCTTTCTGACACTAACACAGCAGAAGTAGACCTTGTTCAAGCAGCAGCAGGATCTGGTTTAACTGCAGGAGATGTATGGTCTGCTCCTTCAAGAACAATTACTGGAGGTATAGCTGATACTGTTTCTAATGTTACCGGAAATGTTTCTGGTAGTGTTGGAAGTGTATTAGGCAATGTTTCTGGTAACGTTGTTGGTAGTGTAGCTAGCGTAACTGGTGATGTATCTGGAAATGTAGTTGGAAGTGTTGCTAATGTTACTGGTAATGTTTCTGGTAGCGTTGGTAGTGTATTAGGAAATGTTTCTGGTAACGTTGTTGGTAGCGTTGCTAGTGTAACTGGTAATGTAAGCGGAAACGTAGTCGGTAGTG